TAAAAGGTTGTTAAAATAATTCGGAATCAATATACCGAAAAATATGTAGAGTGCGTTAAAATTCATTTATGAGACAATAAGATACGCTCTTTTGATTCTTGCAGAGTTTAATGATTCTTTCGTAGTGTGCGTTGTTCTGAACTACTTGACAGCCTTCTGACCATCCACCAATTCTAGGAGATACATTAGCTGAACCAAAGTTATAAGTAGAACCGTGAAAGTTCATGTATATATTATTAGTATATACTTCGCCTACTACATCTGTTTTACCGTCTTTATCAAAGTCCCTTGTGTAAGGAATGCCTTTAACTTGACGTAGAGCTGGCATCTTGCCTTTATGAAGTCCGTAGCGGTAACAGTCGTAGTGCCACATATCAGCCATCATTACAGCAGTACCTTTAAGACCTTTGTTTGTAGTTCCAGCAGCTACCATTAAAAACTGCTCACCTTTGAACACGTAGAACTTGTCATCGTATGCGTCTGTAGTGTCTTCGTTAGACCTTACTCCTAGAATCCAAACATCGTGAGGAACGTACTGAAAGTTGACTAGGCTTTTAACTCTATCTAAAAGCTCTTTGTCTTTGTAGCTTCTTACCATTTATTAACCTCTTTTACGTTTAACTGCTGTTTCTTTAGGTAGTACTGCGTAGTATGTAGAGTGGTTAGGTGTTCGTGTTTTTAAATCCGTTGATGTTTGATATTTATCATAGCATCTGTACAGCTCACGCTCAACTTCGTTTAGTCTTTCGTTAGTGTAGAAAAGCCATGCTGCCAAAACACCGACAGCGCCGTGTTTTTTAATTGTGTCAAGTAAAACAGTTAGTGTCATAACTCAATGTCAACTAAATAACCAGCATTTTCAAAAGCAACCTTAGAATAATTCAAAGCTGTCTCAATGCTTTGTGCTTCTGTTGGTAATATTTCAACGGTTAAGTTACCCATTGGAACATCAGTAGAAAGAACTGCTGCGCCTGTTTCAAATGCACTTAATGACGCATACGTTGCAACAGCAATTTCTAATGTTTTTCCATCCGCTCTACCAGCAAATTCTATACGACCATATACTTCAGGTAGTTCAATAGCTGTTCCTTGAATAGTAATCGTCTTTTCTTCTGTTGATTTAATAATTAATCCCATTTTGTTTGAATTTATCGTTTGTTATTTTACGCTACTGCTATTGTGGTAACTGTTCCTGAAGAACCTCTATATTTTAATGCTCCAGCCTCAACATATATTTGACCACAATTAGCTGGTGAAGTTGTTGGTGCTGTTCCATTTCCTATGACAAGTGTTTTTGTAGCACCTGAACCAACTAGATGAGTTCCTATACCGAAATTTGTTTGATTAAATACAAAAGATTCAGCGCCAATACCAAGTGCTAAACGTTTTCCAACACCTGAACCATTATTTTGAAATGTCCATAAATCACCATCATTTCCTCCACTAGATGTAAATCGAAAAAGTCTTGAACCAGCATCTAAAACCCAAACACTTGTACCTTGAACTTCTAATCCAGTTCCTGTGCCATATCCACCTGTGCCAGTTGACAATGAAAAACCTGTTGTATCTGGTCTGTGAAATAACCCAAGTGAAGAACCTGAACTTGTGTGCCGTGTAATTAAATCACCTGTTCCTTGAAAATCCATTAAAGAAACACTATTTGAGAAATTCCTAACTCTAAATGCTAAATCTGTGGACAATGCACCTTGAGCTCTTACGTCAAGTCGTGCGTTTGTTGCTGGTGTTGCACCTACTCCTAAACGCTTATTTGTATTGTCCCAAAATAACGCAGAATCTTGCTGAACAACATTGCCTGAACCTTCAAAAAATACCCTTCCAACAGTCCCTGAAGTTACAGAAGTAGTTCCTACTGTAATGCCTGAAGAACCCCCAACAACTAAATCACCACTACCAAGTAAAGAGTTGCCGTTAACGGTTTTAATGTTCGTACCTGAAACTAGCTCGTCTTGCTTGTCATCATATAACTCCGTGAAGTTTGAATTAGTTTTGTCAAAAGCATTACGAAGAGCATCTCCTGTGCCGTCATTTGGTGTAGTGCCTATATTTATTGTTTGTTTAGCCATTTTTTATATTTTAAATGTAATATATGTCAGCAGTTAAAAGGGTTGAATCAGCTTTATAGAGCGTAGTGTCTACAGTCAAAACATCTAAATCTCCGTCTAAATCTGTTTCAGGAGAATAGGATAAATCATAGATACTTCCCCATCCATTAGTATTGTTTGTAGCACCTTGTCCCCAACCTATGATGTTGTTGACTGAACCTTTACCCCATCCTATTGTATTGCTCATAATTAATTAACTAATATTCCGTGTTTTGTTATATGTACGTAGTTACTTTTAAGTACAAACCGTTAACATTCATTACGCCATTTGCTGGCGTTCCTGAGACTGTAGTTCTAATTCTTATTGTGTCACTATCTATATAGTCCGTTCTTATATGGTCTGTTGTAGGCAATGCGTTTAGATTAATCTCTATGTGAGTAGCCGTAGTAAGTAAGTTATCAAAACCAGCTATTTCATACTCACCAACACCAATATAACTAGCTACAGGAGATACACCGTAGTTATTAAAGTTATCCGTCAAGCTAGGAGCTGAAGTACCAGTTTGACTAATACCACACACAAACGTATATGCACCAATTGAACGTAAAGCAGAGCTTTCAGCATACTTTGAAACGTAGTTGCCTGAGTCCTCTTGACTGATTAACACTAAGTCAAGGTTGTTTACATTGTTCGCTTGTGGAAATTCACTTATCTTTTTTACCGCCATTTTTAATAGAGTTAAGGTAAACCATTAATTTAACTACGTTGTCTTGTTTAGGCTTGTAAATCTTTAAATGTGCCATCCTGAAAAGTAATTGTTTGAACTAGGTGAAACTTCACCGTTACTGTTAGTATTGTACTCAGGGAATTGAGCTGAGTAATTACACATGAAATCAATAAATCTCTGAGTGTAATGCTGTGCTATGTCTCGCTCTTTTTCTACTAAGTAGTCTACTTCCGTCTTTTCAACGTTAGAAGCGTTCTCTGAGTTGTGTTTATACACGCCTTTATTAGCTATTGTATACGCTGCGAATGGTAAATACTCAACCATTGCCCAGTGTATTAGCATAGGCTTTACATACGTCTCTAAAAGGCTTAAATAAGGGTCTGCTAGTGTGTCATCAACTATGTCATCTTTGATACGTTCTAGTAGTCTTGTACCTAGATAGTTTTGTATGTGTATGTCTTGAGCTATTTTGATAAACTGAATGAATTTATCAGTGTCTACGTTACCTCCTAACGCAGTCAATTTAACTAAGTCGTTTCTTGTTATTAGTAATGCTTCCATTAGTCTCTAGGTAAAAATCCGTTATTAGGCATATCTTTAGGTAGTGTAGAGACTTTAGGGTCATTCTTAACTACATATCCGAACTTCTCTGCCTTTCTTACTGCTATTTGTCTTGCCTTTGGTGAGTTAACATCTATTCCTGTACCTTCAAATGCTGCATAAACTTGCTTATTCCATCTGTGGTGACAGTTACCACCACCTTTGTAGAACCAAATATTATAAGTGTCTGCACCTCTAGCACCCCATCCAGCGTTAACTGGTTGGTTACTCATCTGCAAAATGTCCTCTTTACGATAGATTTTTTTAGCGTCAATCATTTTCTTACAGAACGGTCTGCTTTTGTTTGTAGTCTCACCAGCGTAAACGTAACGTGTAATGAACTTAACACCTTCTACAGTGTCGTCTTGTTCACTTGTTGAGTTAGGTCTAGCAGTTCCTGTGCTAACAAGCTCTACCAATCTACTTAATAAAGACTTCTTTTCGCCTTTTAGCAGTTCGTTTTCTGCGTCATCATTATCGTAATCTACAGGAGATTCGTCTATCAGTAGCCAGTTGTTAGGCACATCTTCTCCTAATGCTATCAAATCTCTTGCTACTTCGTTGTCTAAAGAGCTGAGTTCTGTAGGTTCTTCTACCTTTCCGCTAGGGTCAGTAAATTCCAAAGGTTTTAACGTCTCAAAATACAGCTTTAAGCTGATTCCGTTAACTCCTAATACACGGTCAATAGCCTCAATTATCAAATCTTGGTATGGTTGAATAACCATGTTGTAATATAGAATGAACGAGTTCTGTAATTCGTCTGCATTAGAGCTAAATCCATTGCTACTGCTGATACCAAATAGTAAAGGAGATGTTACGTTATGCCCTAGCATTATTTTACGCATACACTCCTCTGATAGGTATGTATAGTGTTCAGGTGCATCATTTAACGGAATGTCATCTACGGTAGTCTTTTGAGCTTCTGAGTGATTAAATGATACTATCACTCGCTTACCTTTTGAACCAGTCAACTTGCCTAGAACCTTTCGCTCTACAGCATCCATCTCCTCCTCAGGTGGTAGTCCGTTGTTAAAGTTGATTACTTTAGTTCCTGAAAATCCATTCTGTACTTCGTTGATTAGATAGTCAGATATTTCTTGTTCTAAAACTGCATAAGGTAAAGCTCCCTGATAATCAACCAAAGCAAAGTACTTCATTCCAACTGAATAAGGTCGAATATAAAGTATCTCTACAGCCTCTTTTGACGTTCCGAAAGATGGGATTCTTTTAGGTGGAAAGTTTTTAGTGTCTTCCCAGTTGTCCGAGTAATAGTAGGCTTCTATTTCAC